AGAAAATTCATTTAAATAATAAGTCTATGAATTTAGAAGAGATTGCAAACGCAATTAAAGAGGGATTCGCTGCGATAAAATTATCGACAGATGAACCAACGACAGTTGCCGAAGAGGTAGCGGTGCAAATGGCACAAGTGATGCTAAAAGATGGGGTTACCATTTTAGAGGCTGAAAGTTTCGAGGCTGGAAAAGAGGTTATGATTGTTGCCGAAGATGGTACAAAATCACCCGCTCCAATCGGTGAACACGAACTTGAAGATGGTAGTATTTTAGTAATTACCGAAGAGGGTAAAATTGCTGAAATCAAAGCTATGGAAACAGAAACCGAAGAGGTTGAAATGAGCAACGATGCAAAATTTGAATCGTTAATTAAATCAATCGTAATGCAATTATCTACGGAAGTAGCAACGCAAATCCAATCGGTTAAAAGTGAATTGAAAGCTGAAATCAAAGAAGCTAAAGATATTCAGTTAAGCGCAAGTACAAAATCAAAACCCGAAGTAAGAATTGAAAAGACTTACGACCAAATGACGAACTTAGAAAAAACAAAATTTAACAGAGGATTACTTTAACAAATATATATTTAAAAAATGGCAATAACATTTACAGGTACAAAAACCGCACAATCAGAATTCCCAGAAATTATCCAAGAGATATATTCTGACTCTCCTACATTTAGAGGGGAAACAATCGAGTTAGTAGAGGGACATAAGTCAGGAATGGACATTTACGAAAGTTCAGCGTCCGTTACTTTTTCAGCAGCTAATTATGGACCAGTAACAGCAGACAACGTAGCATTAGCTACTCAGAAATCTACTGTAAACTTAAAGACTTTTAACGTAGAGGGAATCATCGATGAAAGTTCTTTGTTAGGCACTAGATTTGAAAAGTCTATGGCGGCAGGAGCGTTTAACGTTGTTTCAGATGAGTTCGATCAAAGGGTATTAATTCAAGTGCAACCAGCAACTAGCGCAAAATTAGAAAGCGGAGTCTGGAACGGTGCGACAACCGCAACAAAAGCAGCTATCGCAGCACTAACTCCAAACGCTGCACAAGGTTCGATTTCAGCAGGAGCGCAAACATTAGTAGCAGCAATGCCAACTACGTTATTTGATTCGATTCCAGCTACTATGCTTTATAACGATTCAAATTCTAAAGCAACTCCTGGAGCAGGTTTAGGAGATTACAAAAAAGTATTATCTATTGCAGCGGTTACTTCGGCTACAATCGTAGCGGAATACGTTAAGATTTACAATACTATCCCAGATGACATCCTAGTTAAAACAGGAGAAGAAGCACCGATTATCTATGCCCCAAAAGGAGATTATAAACTAATCAAAACAGTTAATAGAGTACAAGGTGCAGCGTTACAAGAAAACTTTGTAGGAAGTTCTTTTAACGATATGTATTTTAATGATGTTAAAATCGTATTTGTTGACTTGGTAGGATTTAGAATCGTAGCACCGAAAAGCCACCTTAAATTAGTAATGGATTTACTTTCTGATTCATCTCAATTGATTATCGAGAAAGAAGCTAACGCATCTACAAGACGAGTTTTGAAATTAATCAATACTATGACTACGTGGGTTGTTAATCAAAAATGGAATGTTCTTTACGGTGGATAAAAAGTAACTAGGGCGGATTAGTTTCCGCCCTTATTTTAAAATATATTATTATGGCATATTGTCCTATTACAGCGGGGAGACTACTTAACAATTGCAAAAATCAAAGAGGTGGTATAAAAAATTTATACTTTGCCAATTATGAGTCTTACGCTTTTGTTATTGCTGGTCAAGCGGTAACATCGTTGGGTACACTCGACGAGGTTTTTAAATACGAAGTTAAGGCAACCACAAACGCTTTAACGGAAACGGGTACAAGTTCTGAAGATAACGGAACTTATTTAGTTGCTCAATCTTTGGCGGTTACACTTCCAAAATTAGCAGTTGACTTACAAGCACAAGTACAATTGATTTGTCAAGGCAGACCTTATGTGTTTGTTGAAGATTACAACGGAAACGTTTTGTTAATCGGTGCAACAAATGGTACGATGTCTAACTGTACAAAAGCAACGGGCGCAGCTGGTGGTGATTTATCGGGGTATACCTTAACAATCACAGCCGAAGAAGTTAGCTTATCACCATTTTTGGATGCTACTACAAAAACAGCATTGCAAACTTTGGTATCTGATGTAGTTGTTTCATAACTTTTTGTCCTATACCTACTATTAAACCCATCTTAATTGATGGGTTTTTTGTTACAAAACGATTTAATTCAGTTATTTTTTTGTATTTTTGATTAAATAAAAATTAATCTTATGGGGTACAGTATAGAAAAAAGAAGAGAATATGATAAACAGTATTATTTAAAAAATAATCGTAAAATATATATGCAAGAATATAGGTTAAAAAATAAAGAAAAAGAAATTGAAAAAAGAAAAATTTATTATGAAAATAATAAAGAACATATGTCGGTAATAAAGCGTATATATTATTTAAAGCAAGTAGAAGAAAAAAAGAAACATTTAATAGAAAACGCAAAAGAAATTGCAGAACAAAAAAGATTAAAAAAAATAAAAAGTAAGGAAATACATCTTATAAAGTTAAAAGAAAGACAAAAAAGATGGAGAGATAAAAATCCAAATTACCAAAAAGAATATCTTAAAAATAAAATATCAACAAATCCTTTATTTAAATTAAGTGGAAATATTAGATGTTTAATTTATCAGTCATTAAAAAGTAAAGGATATACTAAAAAATCTAAAACATATCAAATTTTAGGATGTTCATTTGAAGATTTTAAAAAGCATTTAGAGTCAAATTTTGAATCGTGGATGACGTGGGAAAATTATGGAAATTGGAATGGAGCGCCTAATGAATTAAATGCATCTTGGGATATTGACCATATCATTCCTACATCAAGTGCTAAAACAGAAGATGAATTAATAAAATTAAATAATTACACAAATTTACAACCACTTTGTAGTTATACTAATAGATTTATAAAAAAAAATAAGTAAAACTTTTATTATAAAGCGTTACAATATAAGCTTTTTCAGTCTTATCTATATGCAAGTATTTAATATTTCAACAAATCATAGGTTTAAATGCATTCCATCAAGCTATAATGGCGGGGAAATTACCTTTTTTTTGCGTGATGAACTTAAAAATATCACCAATAACATAGAGTTTGACGATGTTTTTTATCAAAATTTCCAATTAATTATAGATTTTTCGGGATTTCAAACCGTAGAGGGGCAAAGTTTTGAAGTGGAAATTAAAGAAAATGGTGTTTTAACTTACAGAGGTAAGGCTTATGCAACGGCTCAAACTGATTTAGAAAATTACGAAATGAATAAAGGCATTTTAAAAGTATAATTATGGCAGAGAATATACCACAAAGAGTATTTGAAATCCAAATGTCTAACTACATACGCCCCGAAATTAAAGAGGTGCAAGGCAAAAAATGGGTTTTAAACGGAAATAACAACGAGTTTTACAAAACGATTATAGACGCTTATAACGGATCAACTACTAATAGTGCTATTATTGATAGTTACTCGCAATTCATTTACGGAAAAGGGCTTACTTCAATTGATAAGGTTGCGAAAGCCGAACAATGGGCGTCGCTTGTTTCAATATTCTCAAAAAAAGATTTAAGACGAATTTGCAAAGATTTTGAAATGTTTGGCGAGGCTACTGTTGAAGTGAAATACTTAAACAACAAAGTTAAAAAATGCTTTCATATTGCAAAGGAAAAAGTTGCACCCGAAGTCGCTAACGAAAATGGGGACATCACGGGATATTACTACTCTTACGACTTTAGTAAAACAAATAAATATAAACCCGAAAGGTTTGATGCTTTTGGATATGGAAGCGGAAGCGGTGAGCGTTCAGAAATTTACGTTATAAAAGATTACCAAGTAGGTCAATTCTATTATAGTAACCCTAGTTATGTGAGCGGGTTAAGTTGGGCGCAGTTTGAGGAGGAGTTTCAAAATTACTGTATCAAACATATCCAAAACGGTTTATCTTTTGGGTACATTATCAATATGAATGCGGGCGTTCAATCGAGTGAGATTGAAATAATGGAAACCACTAGAAAAATTCGTGAGAATTTAACGGGTTCAAATAAAGCGGGTAACTTCTTTTTAAATTGGAACGACAATAAAGAAAGTGAGATTACGATTACGGCTTTAGAAGTTAGCGAGGCGCACAAGCAATATGAATACCTAACTGCCGAAGCACGCCAACAATTAATGACTGCTCACAAACTTACATCGCCAATGTTAGTTGGTGTAAAAGAGGCAAACGGATTCAGTTCAAACGCTGATGAAATCAAAGTAGGATTTGCCGAGTTAATGATAAACGTAATTAAGCCAAAACAAGAAATCATTTTGGATGGTTTAATGGATATTTTAACTGTAAACGGTATTAGTTTAGATTTACAGTTCCAAGAATTAAGAAGTGAAGATATTGTAAAAAGTGCTGAAAATGCAACAAATGATAAAGCGACTTCCGATGCACAAATTTCTTACAATGGTGCGCAGATAGCAAGTGCTATCGATATTTTTGCAAAAGTAAAAGAGGGTATTTTAACAACGGAGCAAGCTATTGTTTTCCTTGTTCAATTCTTAAACATTCCCGCAAGCGTGGCGCAAGCATTATTCACGCAACAAAGCGCATCCGTTACTCAACTTTCATCACACGACTTTTCCAACTTAGGAGAGGAGATTGATTTAAACGAATGGGAGTTGATAAGTGCTGAACCCGTTGACTACGATAAAGAGGATGAACTAGATGCGGAGTTGGAACGATTGAACACTACAACGGTAAAGTTGATGAACGTGGCTTTAGCAAGTGTAAAAACGGGAACAGCTAGACCAAACGCAAAAAGCGAACAAGATGGCATTCTTTTTAAAAGCCGATACAGATACAGTGGCAACCCAAATCCTGAACGTGGATTTTGCAAAGCTATGATGAGTGCTAATAAACTTTACAGAAAAGAAGATATTTCTTTAATGAGCCAACAAAATGTAAATCCAGGATTCGGAATGAAACCAAACCCGAATGATCCTTACGATATATTTCTTTGGAAAGGTGGCGGTTTGCTTTCAGATGCTTTTCCATACGGAACTTGCAAGCATTATTGGGTTCGTGAAACTTACAGATTAAAAGCTGATGTAAATAATCCTTTAGCTGAAATAATTACGCCAGCAAAAGCTAGAAAAGAGGGCGAAATTTTACCAACCAACCCATCAAAAGCGTACATCGCTCCTCACGATATGTAAACCATAAATACAATTATTATGAATATTTGGTTAAAAGAAAATGAACTCACAAAAAATACCGTTTTAGGTGGGAATATTGATATTGATTTATACATTCCTTGCATAGCAGATGCACAACGTACAAGGCTTGAGGAAATTTTAGGGGAAACACTATTTAAAAAAATAGATGTTGATTTCGGAAACGACGATTTAAGCGGTTTATATTTAACTTTGTTTGACGATTACATAAAACCGTTTTTGATTCATCAAAGTGCCGTAGAATATCTTTTAGTGGGTGCTTATAAAGTAAATAATAATGGTATCTTTAAGGCGCAACCCGAAAACACGGTGGCAGTTGATAAAACAGAGGTTGATTATTTGGTGAAAAATCAAAGATTGAAAGCTGAAATGTATCAAGGGCGTTTAGAACGTTGGTTGGCTTTAAACGTTTTACCAGAATACGATAGCCCTTTGAACACAATCATTCCACCAGTTCACAAAAGCAGTATTTTTAACCGATGGTATTTTTTAGAGCAATGAGAAAAACAGACAAAAGAACCGAAGAGAACATTAAAAAACTAGAAATATTTTTAAGCAATGAAAACAGTAGACTTCACACACAAAAGAGGGGACACATTTTACGCAGTACCGATAAACATACAGATAAACAACGTTGATTTAGATTTAACGGATGCTGTTATTTTGATGCAATTGCGTAAAGAGGCGGGCGGAGTTGTGATGTTTACGCCATCGTTAACGATTACCGATGCAACGGGTGGCGATTTTCAAATTGATGAGCAAATTATCAATATACCCGCTTGTAGTTATAAATACGATATTCAAATAACGCTTGCTGACGATACGGTTTCAACTTGGATAAGTGGTTTATTTATTATTAACGATGATATTTCAAGATAATGGAAGTAGATATAACGATTAACGAAACGATTGATTCGGTTGATATTACGGTAAATCCTAATATTATCGAGGTTAATGTTACACGCACAAGCGGTGGCGGTGGAGGTTCTCAAAATTTACAACAAGTAACAGACGAGGGAAATACAACTACAAACGATATTATTGTAAGACATTCAACTGACAATGAAGTTGTTATTGAATCAATTACAGATAGTAGTCAAATTTCAGTCAATCAAGGTACTGCTGGAGTTACTTTAGCATCACAAAAAATAGGTGGCGTTACTGAAGCATTAATACAAATGGCAAGCGATAAAGGCTATAATCTAATAACTGAGGGCGCAATTCAGTTAAGCAATTCGGACAATAATACAAATATTGACTTAAACGATAGTGGGTTGGCTTTGTCTAGTTTAGGAGTTAACCAAAGAATTAACTTAAGTAATGGAGTTGACGATGTTTCAATTAAAACAGATTTGATTGATGGTTCATACGAGCAACAACTACCAAACAAAAGCGGAACATTTGCAATGCTTTCAGATGCGATACCATATACGGGTGCTACTGCTGATGTTAATTTAGGCGAGTTCGGTTTACTTACGGGAAACATAGAATTTGACAATACACCAACAAACATTCCAACGGGTCCGGGTTCAATGGTTTGGAACGATACCGATGGAACGGTTGATTTAAAACTTAAAGGAGGTAATGTTACACTACAAATAGGCCAAGAAAGTATTTTGCGAGTAGTGAATAAAACTGCTACAAATATCAATCTATTAGAAGCCAACTATCAAGCGGTTAGAGTTACGGGCGCACAAGGGCAAAGATTGAAAGTTGATTTAGCACAAGCGACAAGCGATACTTTATCTGCAGAAACGATTGGACTTGTAACCGAAACAATCAATAACAATCAAGAGGGATTTATTACCACTAGTGGACTTATTAGAAACGTAAATACAACGGGTTCTTTACAAAGTGAAACGTGGGCGGATGGGGATATTCTTTACTTATCACCAACGGTTGCGGGACAAATCACAAAAGTAAAACCAGTTGCACCGAATCACTTAGTAATTATTGGATATGTAGTACACGCACACGCCACACAAGGTTCAATCTTTGTAAAAGTAGATAACGGCTATGAGTTAGACGAATTACATAACGTAAAGATAGCAAGTGCAACAAATAACGAATTACTAGCTTATACTTCATCGACTGATATTTGGGAAAATAAAAGTATTACTAGTATTTTAGGATATACACCTGTAAAAACAGTTGTAAAAGATACTGTTGTTTCTTCAACTGTAACGGGTACTACTACTGAAACACTATTAAAATCTTACACTATTGCTGGTGGTACATTTTCTGCGAATGATGTTATCAACTTAGTTTCCGCTAGGTTTACTAAATCGGGTAATGCTGGTAATGTATCGACTTTCAAAATGTACATTAACACATCCAATAGTTTATCGGGTGCGGTGCAAATTGCTCAATTATCGGCAAGTGGTTTTTATTACAAATTTTCAAGAACATTTGCTTTAAGAGGCGGTTTTTTACTAGGGTTTTCATTTACCGCAAATGGTACGCAATCAGGTTCCGACATGGGCGGTTCGTCATTAACGCAATCGTCAACAACATTAAACCCCGCAAATACATTTTATATTATTTTCACAGGCGCAAACGCGGTTTCAACCGATAGTATTTTTGCGTCTGAATTTTTAATCACTAATTAATATGGTAACTATAATCAATAAACATACAGGATTGGTTTTATTTGGAACGACAGAACCGATTTCATTAGCAGAAAACGAAATGATAATTGAGGCGATTTGCGAACTTGAATTTGATTCAGAAACACAAAGCCAATATTATAATTTGGAAACAAACACGTTCGAAATTCGTCAAAAAATATAACCGCAAAACAATGAAGTATTTAAACTATTTTTTGACATCGTTAATATTATTTTATACACCCGTCAACGGACTATTGATTGGCGTAGGAATTGCAATAATTTTCGACACGTTTACAGGAGTTTTCAAATCGATTAAAACAAAAGGCATTGCGTCAATCAGGAGCCGAATTTTAAGCAATATAATTTCAAAAATGGCATTGTACGAGTTATGTATAATTTCGCTTTTTGCGATTGATTATTATGTTTTAAATGAATTTGTTATCAGGTCGTTTGGTATCGATTTCATGTTTACTAAAATTTGCGCAATTATGTTGATTTTCGTTGAATTGGTAAGCATCAAAGAAAATGTCGAAGAAACTTTCAACGTTGACCTTTGGAAACTTTTAAAAAAATCATTTAACAGGGCGAAAGAAATCAAAACGGACGTCGACGAAATTATAAAATAATGGATAAAATCACAATCGAAAGAATTGGACAAGCCCACCCAAAATTACGGGGCGAATTACTATCGTCATACAGTCAATGCAACAAACTTTTGCCCGCAGGGGTTCGGTTGCGTTTTTCGCATGTTTTTAGAAGCCCCGCAGAACAACACGCCTTATTCCTACAACGTCCAAAAGTAACCAACGCCGACAGTTGGCAGTCAATACACAATTACGGACTTGCGTTTGACATTGTTATATTGTACGACAAAAACGGCGACGGAACCTTTGAAACGGCAAGTTGGGAAAATAACAAATATTGGCAAACGGTTGTTGATTTTTTCAAATCAAACGGTTACGAATGGGGCGGGGATTGGAAAAAGTTTCCTGACAAACCGCATTTTCAAAAAACTTTTGGGTTTGATTGGAAAGTTTTAAAACAACGCATCGAAAAGGGCATCACAATAATTGATAACGGTATTATTTACCCTAAAATATAAATTATGAAATCACTTTTAAAAATTATATTTATCTTTTTCCTGACGTCGGGAATATGGTCATGCAGTATTCGAAAGTTTGAAAAATCGACGGAAGCGCAAAAAGAAACAACAACAGAAGCGACAAAAATTGACGAAGTTAAAACCGACAACACAACAACAAACATTGTCGAGAATTGCGACGAAATAATTATCGAACCAATCGACACAATTGCGCCAATGGTTATCGACGGGAAAGTTTACAAAAACGCCCGTTTAAAGCGCAAAAATAAAAAAGTCAATATAATTATTGCAAAAGACATAAAAGAGGTTAAAACCACAGTAAAACAAGCCAAAAAAAAGGCGTCGCACGAAATTGTTAAAAAAGATATTAAAACAAAATCGGTTTCGTGGTGGTCGTGGTGGTGGTTACTTTTAATAATTCCGATTTATTATATTTACAGGAATTGGCAAAAAATATTCATTTGGTTTATTTAATTCAGGAACCCGTTAAGCAATTAGCGGGTTTTTTTATGCAAAAAAAAACGGACAACAAAATCAATTGCGCCCGTCCTTTCACTTAAAAAAATACGGCATTATGAGAACCGTTGCACAAATTTAATGTTTTTTAAATTAAACAACCCCAACAAAACCGCGTTTTTTATTTAGAATTAATACAAATTAATAAAAAAGATAATTATTTTTATATTATTGTGTTGTGTAATTAAAATATATTTTTACATTTGTACTCAGATAACAACAACGAAGTTTTTATCGCTAAAAAATAGAAATTATGACAAATTTATTAGACCAATTGAAACCCGAAATTTTAGAACTAATCAACTTAGACGCGGAAAAATACCCGAATTACGTTGACGCAATGAAAAAAGAACTTACATCGTGTTATAGTTTTTTGCAATTATCAGTCAACACGGCGTCAAATATTTGCGCCTATGCTAACAAAGAATTTTCAATTTTGGGACTTTCAAAATGTTTTGTAAATAATTAAAAAAAACAGGGGCGCGACTGTTAACCGCGCATTAAATTTTAAAAATCAATTTTATGAAAAATTTTCTATTAAAACAAAAGTATCAAATTTATTTCATGATTGCGGGGGCGTTGTATTTTGTCGGTCGCATTATTGTTCAACAAATTTTTAACGTTTAAGCAATGAACAAAGAAACACAAAGCAAGCGCGGGCGAAAAGCAATCGACCCGCAGGACGTAAAAAATCAACGGTTCCAATTGGTTTTCTCACAAAATCAAATTAACGCCGTTGGCGGTCGCGAAAACGTTTATAAAATCTTAAAAGGTGCAATAAAATGTTAAGACTAAAAAACGGCTATTGGACGTTAAACGACAAAAAGCACAGCGAATTAAACGCGACGGAAAGATTGATTTTCAATCTATTATTTGAACACAGAAAAAATAAAATAATTGAGTTGCACAATAAAAATAAAACAATTACTTTTGCGTAACTTAAAAATCAAAAAATTATGACTTTAGACGATTACATTCAGGGGACGCACAACCCATTCAACCCCGCCAATCAGGAAGACGAAGACAGCGAAGACGAAACCGACATCGACGAAATGGAAGTCGAAGACCCCGAAATTTTAGAAAACAATTAATCACTTTAAAAATTAAAATTATGAGCAAAGACCTTTATTTTGAATTTAAGGCAGAACAAATGGCGACAATGTACGCGCCGACGTTCACAAAAAAAGAAGCCGTACTAACAGGCAAACGAATGGTTGACGACTTGTTGGAAAAGGGCGAAGTTGACCCGTTGAAAGTTTGGACGAACATTTGCAGACTAAAAGAGGTTGTCAATTCAGCCGACGCAACGTTCAGGGACAAAATGGAAATTTTGGAAAAAACAAACGTTAACGGCGTCGAATTTAATTACACCAACGGCGGGGAAACGGTAAACTATTCCGAAGACGAAATTTACAACCAATTAAAAGCCGATTTGGACGCCCGCGTCGAACTTTTGAAGTTGGCGCAAAAACAAACAATCATTGACGCATACGGGAACGACGTTCCAAAGGTTGGAACCACACCGCGCAAAAGTTCAATTACAGCAAAATTTTAATAACAAACACTTTAAAAAACAGAAATTATGGCAATCACAGCAAAAAAAGGAAATTCATTTGAAAGAGAGTTAATCGAGGCGGGAAATTACGTTGCCCGTTGCTACAAAATGATTGAAATTGGAACCGTGGAAGAAGATTACCAAGGAATAAAAAAGACAGCGCACAAAGTCCGTATCGGGTTTGAATTGCCGACAGAATTAAAAATCTTTAACCCTGAAAATGGCGAACAACCTTGCGTTATCGATAAGGAATTTAGTTTGTCGCTACATGAAAAATCGACATTGCGACGTTATTTACAGGGTTGGAGAGGTAAGGCGTTCACGGACGAAGAAGCCGAAGCATTCGACATTACAAAACTTTTGGGCGTTCCTTGCATGTTGAACGTAATTCACAAACCAAGCGCAAAAGACCCGTCAAAAATAT